TGTTTCATTTCAGTCTCTATCTCTTCATACGTCTTTTTATAATCTCCTGTCTCCTGATCTTGATTGAAAAAATGCTCAAACTCACGATCCACATGCAGATACTTTTCAAACTGATCTAAAAGAGACGGGTAGAATTTATACTTAGGCTGTTGCTGCGGCATCGGCTGATTCATATTTCTTAGTTAATTTGTTCAACTTTAATCCCAGGCTATTACACTTATCCCGGATCATCAGACCGGCTTTCAGTTTGCTATCCCAAATATGTTGTAGCTTTCCCATGTTTTCAGTGACACCGTTGGCGGTATCAGCATCAACAATCAACTCTACATTTTCCTTTACCACATCAATCAAAGCCTCATAATCATTACTGATATCTGCCTGCTTTTTCAAATAAGCCTGATAGCTATCGAATATACTTGATAAGAAAATATTTTGTCCGGTAACATTGCCGGAAGCATCAATAATGATTGGTATCTTCTGCATGGGCGGAAGATTACATGTATTCTTTGCATAGAATTTCTCAGTAGGTGACCAGCTAATCGTGCGTTCACTTCCAATCGCTTGCATATAACCAACCAGATCAAGTTCTTTAATCAGGTCCCCTGCAGACGATCCACCAATCTCCGGACGGACAATCCGGTTCTCTCCATCTTTCTCCTCCCGTTCATGGGCGACAAAAATCAAATTCTTACCCATCATTGAACATTGGGAAAGGAAATTAATAAACATTGTCTTACGAACTCCATAGCCTTTCAAAGAAAGGGAACCGTCACGCTGTCCCATCTTCGGATCGTTTTTGATAATATAGGCAGACATAAAATCCAGCATCTTCCCGGCAGTATCAATAACGATTGTTTTAAATGGAGATAAATCTTCCTGCAATGCCTCAATCACCATGTCCCAATTTTTCACCTGTAACGTCGGACACTGAAAAGCGCCATTCACACGCTTTACACCTCCATCAAAATCCAATAATACCGGAGAAGGAGTAGACAAACCTAATGTTGACTTACCGAGACCTGGCTGTCCGTAGATCAGCGCTTTGATTGTTGTAGAAACTTCCAGTTCGGAAGGTTGTTTGAATAAACTCATAGCTTGAAAATTAATTTGTTAGTAATATTATTTAGTATTCTCTTTTTTCTTCAATTGTTTTTCTGTCACAATAACCGATACTCCAAATACACACGCCCAGAAAAAGACATTTCCAGGTTCCCATTTATCTGCGTTACACACAAGAAATAAGCATCCGAAAGACAGGAAAAAGAATAGGAAGGATAATAGTAGTTTCATTGTGATTTTCGATTTAGGTATTGTGTTATATCACTCTCTTTATACATCACCTTTGCCCCTATTCGGGTAGGAATCAATTCGCCACGTTTTTCTAAATTATTCATTGTCCGGTCTGTTACCCCTAACTTTTGAGCGGCTTCTTTCAATGTTATCAGACGGTCTTCAAATTGTCTTCGCAAGGGAGAAAAACGCTTATCTAAAACCTTGTCAAC